GTCAACGCGGAAGATTCTGTAGTAAACGTTGCTCTTAGCAGCGCCAAGGTCAGCGGATACAGTCGCGCCTGAACCAGCAGCAAACGGGTTGCTTGCCATGCCATAGCGAGTCTTGAAACCAATCTTCGGTTGGAACGTAGCTTCTGCAACTGCTTTAACCATTTGCAGAGGAACGTAAGGGCAATAGAACACGCCAGCGTCATAAGGGTTTGTGCCCTTATAACCAACTACACAGTAATCGCTTACTGCATAAGGATCGATGTATACACGAGTACGACCATTGAGAACACCAGCAAAAGTGTTACCTGTGTCATCAACGTTCAAAGACGTGTTCATAGCAGGAGTGTAGTCCAAGTTACCGGCAGCAGAAAGAGCAGTAGCAACATCTGAAGAACAGATGAGGACGTTACCCTTACCGCGACGAGTTGCCTTAGCAATTGCGTTTGATTCGCGGTCCAATTGTACAACCAGACCCTTGAACTTCTCAGCAGACCAACGACCATCAGCGTCTGTGCTGAGGTTGAATACGCCGTTCAACTTCGTGTTAGCAGTTGTACAACCAGTTACTGCTTGTGAGTTGATAGTACGGATTACTTCGCGGTTGATTTCTGCGAGGATTTCAGTTGACAGAATGTTTGCCAACTCAGTTTCAGCATCAAGACCATGAATCGCTTTGAGGTCTTGTGCCAATTCCAATGAGTATTCAGCACGGAGAGCACGAGACTTTGCAGTCACAGTTTGCTTCTCAATGGTGAAACCCATTTCTTGGAAAGTTACGCCATCGCCGAGATCTTCAGCATTCTCAGTAGACATACCAGTACCAGCAAGTGCTGTCAAACGGTTGTCATCCAAAGTGCTATCAGCGATTGCTGAGTCAGTGATACCAGCAAAACCAGACACGTTGTCTGAATCATGCGTACCTGTACCTGAGTACTGAGTTTCTGCTTCGTTGAAGAGTGCTTCACGGTCAGAAGTTGATGCGCCGTTGTAACGTGCCTTCATAGCGAAGATCAGACCAGTAGGTCCAGACATAGGTTGAACACCACATACGTCATATGCCATGAGGTTAGGCATAGCACGACGAACGAGTGAGATAAGGATGGGATCCCAGTTGCTTACGCCGCCAGTTGTTACACTGTTAGTAGGCGCTGCTTCTGACAAGAAACCAGCCATTTGTGAACGCTCTTCCATAAGAGCGCGTTCTTGGTTTTCCAAGATAGCGGCAGTTACCGCTTTACGGTGATGATCTTTGATCTCACCAGCAGAACTCTCGTTAAGTACGGGAGCCCACTTTTCGATTAAAGTATCGTAAGAATTCATTTAGATTCCCCTATTGCTTTGGTGCAGTTTTTCGGATAGCAGATAGATATGATGCCATAGAGGAAGAGACCTCAACGGTATCTTCTGCTTCCTCTTCAACAATTTCTTCTACTGATTCGGTTACTTCTTTGGCAAAGAATGACTCTTTAACAGTCTTCACTTTAGCAGTGAAAGATTCTTCGTCTTCGAAGTCGATCTTTTCGATCAGTTCTTTGAGTTTCTCTACCTGAGATTCTGCGAGGTCACGCGTAGCATCGCGAACGATTTGCTCACGCTGTGCGACTTCTAACTTCTCAGAAAGAGCAAGAGTTTCGGCAACCTGTTCGTTGAGTTTTGATTCCAACTCGTCAACAGATGTTGCTAACTCGTCAACTAAGTCTACCTTGGATTCAGGTACTTCGATGTAAGACTCGACAAACAAGTCCTTCATCTTTTCCATAAACGTTTCTGCGATTTCAGTACGGAGACCCGCCTGTACCGCAAGTTTGTTATCTTCCATCCAAGTTTCAACTACGTAGTTGAGGTAGCTGTCTACTTTCTCTACAAGTTCAGAACGAATGTTCGTAACTTCTTCAGAAAGTTCTGCCTTGTACTGTGCTTCCAAACGATCTATTTCTTCAGAAAGTTTGGACTTAACAGCCGCTTCAAAGATTACAGCAGTTTTTTGCTTAAACTCATCGCTGAGTGTAGCTTCAGACTCAACCAGTGCGTCTAATTCAGCAGTTGTGTCGATAGACTCTTCAGCAACTACTTCTTCTTCACTATAGTCCATGTCTTCATGGTATGAAGCATGCAATTTTTTCATCTCTGACTTTGAGAGACCTTGCATCTTACTTACCATAGCACTGATCATACCTGCCTTGGTCTTAGGCGGGGCAACTTTTGAGGTGCTCTTTGCTGCTTTGTCAACAGAAGCGATTGATTCGGGTTCTGTGACTGGTGCTGCATCTTTTGCAGAACCTTTAGTAGCAGGAGCAGATGCCTCTTCGAGAGCTTCCTCCACGATATCGTTATCTACATCGTGAAGTTCTACTTCGACCTTTGCTTCGTCAGTCATAAGTGACTCCTTTAAATGCTAGATTTCAGTAACGAGAGGAAATTCTTAAACTCTCGAATTTGCACTTCTGGACGAAATGCTTTCGGAGCAGTCTTAATTTCAGTCTCCATCTTTTCAATTACCTGAGGTTCTATAACGCCGTTATTCCAGACCCACTCGACACCTTCCATAACTCCATTAACAAAAGCATCTGGTGCGGACGGATCTTGCACTATGTCAACAGTGCTAAGAATAAAATCGTCTTTGACGTACATTGCGCCGTTACGCTGCTCAAGGCTACCCATTCCACGAGTTGACACGCCTAGTTGAACACCACCCTCAAGAAGACCTTTAACGATCTGACCCATAGGAGTATCCAAAATTTGTGCCTTTCCAATCACATCATTACCCTTCCATTCAAGAGCAGTGATGCGATGAGAAACTTTATCAAGATTAACAGTCGGTCCTTCGGGGTGATTCAGTTCCCCTACAGCACGATTCTTGCTAACCTGTTCATCGACATACTTACCAACCGCGCTTTCCATGATCGGTCTTGGATAGATTCGACCATTGCGGTTTTTC